TTCCGATCTGTTGGCCATATTTCCTTTGGGTTTTAGTATGCCTCCTACTAATCCCTGAAAGAAATTTCCGTCGCCTAAAAGATATCGTGTGAACTTATTTGCCATATAATTATTTATGTCACAAAAAAACCCGACCTAAGCCGGGTTTTAATTTTAAGCTAAGGCTTATACGCCGCCTGGAGTTAAACCAGTAATAGCTTGTGTAGCTGCTTGACGACCAACTAGTGTACCAACACCAACTGTACCAGCTTCGTGTAGGATGTTGTCGTATCTGATGCTTAGTGCAACAGTAGCAACTTCGTTAGTTCCATAGTTCAAATCACCGTAGTCAGTGTTTTGTAAGAAGCAACCAAAGCACTCAAATGTTTCTAACACTTGTGGGCCTAGGGCACCGTTACCACCGTCTAGTACTTCAACACGAGTTGTAAACTTGTAGTCAATACCAGAACGAGCACTTGCTTGCTCTAAGAAGTCGAATTGCTTCTGGATCTGTTGGCCAACCAACTTGATAACATTGCCTGCTGCGTCATCACGGACGTTTAAGGTCAACATTTCATGTGTTGGTTTACCGCTTAGATAGATCTTTGAATTGTAAATAGGAACTTCGATTTCTTCAAAAGCAATCTTAGGTCTGCTTACGTCGATGACTTGCTTGGTTAATTCTGTACTAGCCTGAGTACCGAAGCCAAGCAATGTCACTCTGAAGCGATACTTCAGTTTTGGCATCAACATACCAGTATTGGTACCAGGACCAGCTGGGTTGATCGAAAAGTTATTTAATGATGTAATTGGCATTTCTTTGCTCCGTTAATTAAATTTCACCAGTATTCTTGATGCGTACTGGAATGTAGATGAATTCTACTGCCTTAACTGGCTCAATAGCAATATCAACATACAACTCATTACGATCAACTCTACTTGGTGTGTTGTTTGACTCATCACAAACTACTGCAAAGTCATATAGAGCTCTTAGACCAACTAATTCTAATAACAAGCTCTCTACTGCGCCTTTGATTTCATCACGGGTGATAGAATCGTTTGGTTCAAACACATATGGGCGAGCTAGTTTTGATAGCTGGCTTCTTAGATAAACAACTAGACGAGCTACGTTGATTCTATCTAGTGCGCTGGCATTTCTAGCACGAGTCTTTTGACCATAAGCAACTAGACCAACTCCGACAAAGAATGGAATCGGATTAACTTTTAGATCATAAAGCACATCTCTTGTACCTTCGTTCAATGCAACAGTTTGGAATTCTCCGCTTAGTGCATCAATGTAACCAACTGATGTTGCATTGCTGATACCGCCACGGCGTGTACCTGCTGGAGCAAACCATGGATAGCTAACTTGGTCGCTTAGAGCAAATGTTTTCAACATCATGTGTGATGCTGGAACAACTGCATTAGCGCCACCTAGGTCAGTAGTAAATCCGTTTGGATAGTAAACTGCACAATATTCGTCGTAGCTAACAATACCGTCGTCACCGTTGTCTGTTACTAGAGCAGCATTAGTACCCCAGTTTAACAATGATGTTGCATCGCTTGGTAGACGCAATGGTGTGTCACCGATAACAAACGCTGTTTGACCACGATCAATGTTCAAGCTGATCAAGTTCTGTAGTGTCTCTGGATATCCAGGAGCAGCGATCAAGTTGAAGTTTCTGCGCTCTTCGTCACGGATTTCTTGGCTAGTGTCAATCACTGACTTCATTGCCTGTACAACAACTTTACGTTGTGCATGACGACCGAAGCTGCCAGAACCGTCTTCGTTGTTACCACTTTCTGTAGTCCAACGATCTGACCAGTAACCACTCATGCTTTCACCGGAAACAAACGCTGCACCGTTTAGTGTAGCAGCACCAGTTCTTGCATTGTCTGCATTTAGGTCAATGTAGCTGTTTTGATATTTCTTAACGTTGCCACCACTTCTGCGTAGGTTCCATAGCAACATGCCCTTTGGATATAGTGCTGGATCTGGAGCATCTGGATCTAGGTAGTTGTTTGCTAATAGGTCAGCAATGGTGCTTGGTGTGCTTGATGCACCACTGGTTGCCCAACGAGCATCGGCAAATAAAACACCTTGATCTGTAATTTGATCAGTCTTGTCAACTAATGCCCACTCTAGATTCAAACCATCCCACTTGTAAATTGTTGGGAAGTTTTCCATGTCGGCTGTGCTGATCCACAAATCACCGTTAACTAGAGCTGTACCGTCGCTTTGACCATTAGCTGCTGCCGGAGCAGTTGCACCTACAATTGGGCCACCTGGGCTTGTTTGTAGTGCTGCTGATGCATTGTAGTATGGGCTTGTTGAGTGCTTGTATCCAACCCATGTACGACCGTTGTGAACCATCATGTCAACTTCAGCAAAGTTGTTGTTGTACCATAGTTGACCATCTGTTGGCTCGTTCAATGGAGCATCTGGACTTGCTGCAAAGCCATTTGTAGCTTCGTCAGCTAGTGGACGCCAGTTAGTAACAATATAGTCTTCAGCTGCTTCTGTAGGAGCTGTGTAAAAGTTGGCTGTACCAGCTTCTGTAACCACATTATAAGGAGTAAACAATGCTGCTATAGGATTTCCTGTACCGCCGGTGTCAGTTAAACGAATCTCACCACCTGCTTTGTGTGTTAAAGTGATTGTGTTATCTGCGGTAACTGCTGCTTCAATGTGATTTGTAACGGCATTTCCAGCTGTGTCAGTCATTGAAATTGCATTGATAGCTGCTGCTAATGTTTCAGCATCTGTCGTTGCTCCTGCTGCTGTAAAGCTAACTGTAGTGGCTGCAGAAAGTGTCAAGCTACCTTTAATAGTTTGCTTGATAGTAAATGTTCTAGCACCTGTAAAAGTACTAGCTGTTACTGCTGCAGATTCAACAACTGTTGCACCTGTAGTTGCTCGTCTCCAAACACGGAAGCTCAACTCTTTAAAAGTTGTATCACGAGCGTCTGGCAATTCATCAGTTCCGTCAGCATAGCTGAATTGTTCTTCGGCATTGGCTAGCACAAAAATGCTGTCAGATGGAATGTTTGTACCACCACCGCTACGGTCTAGATAATATAGTGAACTTGCGCTGGTGTCATAGATCGGAGCATCGTATGCTACCCATGCTTGTGTAGCAGAATTCCAACGCTTAACTCTCCAACGAGCGCCTTCACCTGGCTCTGTGGTCTTTAACCATACACTTCCTGTCGGTTTTGGCTCTGTATCACCAGACTTAAATTCTGGAACTGCTGTATGTGGAGCAATAGACAATGTTGGAGGAAAATATTCGCCTGCCTTAATGCCGATGTCGCTGGCTGCTGCTGTGGCTGCAATAATATCTCCTGTACCAGCTGCTAAAACAATACTACCAGAACTAGTAGAATCACCTAGTCCTTCTGTAGCACCGTTGCTGTAGAAGTTGATTTTGTTGTTTACTAGTTTAGCATATACGCCTGCACTGCCGCCCATTGCTGTATTAATGTCGCTGACTAGGCTTGCTGGTGTTGTACCTGATGCAGTAATTAAAGTGCCGTTTAGTGAGAATGTATCGCTAACTGACCATGCACCTGTACCAGTAACTGTCTTGGAAGTAACTGTTGGCCAGCTTGCTGCCCAAGCACCGCTACCTACCTTAACCCATGTACCTGCTGCTACTAGACTACCGCTTTCGTTGTAACCGCCACCTGGGCTCTTGAAATAAATTCTTGCTAGTTCTTTAGAGATTGAACCAGTTTCAAATACCACAGCATAGTCGCCAATAGATCCAACTGATCCTCTTGGTGCGTTGCTGGTAATTTTTGTTGTTGCGTCGTCATCTGTTAAGACAATTGGCTCTTTCATTGTGAATGATTGGCCGCCTGTGGTGTCACCGGCTGCGCCGTTCCATTCAAAAATACCGTATGTTGTTGCACGAGTATCAACCCACCATGCACCATCAGTTGGCTCTGCACCTGGCTCTGTTGCTGTGCCTTCTAGCTCGTCTAGGTTAACATTAGCACGAACAATAAATGCACTTGCTGAAACGCCTAGGTAGCTATAAGCTGCTAGTAAGCCGTATTCATTACGCTCACTGCCGTGAATTGGTGTGTTGCTAGGTGTCTTTTCAAAGAAAGGAACACCAAACAAGTCGCCAACATCTTTCTGACTTGTTAATCTAAATGCTTTTCCAGCATTTGCTTTTGTTGTCGCAGTAGCAGTACCTGTGCCTGCTCCATTGCTTTTATCCTGTGCTGTAGCTACAACAATAAGAGGAGTAGTACCAGGTTCAGCTGGTGTGTAAAAGCTCTCATCAATTATCGTAACTTGTACGCCTGGGGAAACTAGTGCCATATCGTTATCTCCTGAGTTTAGTTCTCTCATAATATTTAGCGTAGTCTAGGAAAAATGGGCACTTATAGCATATTGAAAAGGGGCAGAAAAGGTGTAAATATCTGTATGCGACCACTTTGCAAATGCGGTTCTAGGCCCCGTGCAGTTAACTATAAGAAGAATAACAGAATCTACTATCGTAGCCTCTGTGAGATCTGCATGGCTCATGGAGTTAATCACGGGATACCCCGCTGGTTTAGAGCAGGGTATCGTATGAAACTACAATGCGATCGATGTGGTTTTAAAAGCGTCCACCGAGAACCCTTTAGGGTTTTTCATGTAGACGGTAATCTTGATAACTGCCGGCCAGCTAACTTAAAAACAGTTTGTGCTAATTGTGCTCAGGTATTAGCTAAGGACGGAGTTAACTGGAAGCAGGGAGATCTCGTTGCTGACTATTAGAGCAGCCTGTTTGTATAAATTGTCAATGGTATGATTGTTATCTAACATAGCATCAAAGTCTGTTCCTACCCAAGCCGTTTCGCTGGCGTGAATTTTGCGCATCTTTAATTCTTGGACTGCATAGTTATGTCCTGCGTTAGCATTTAAGGCTATTTGATACCAATCAGGCAAATCGCCGCGCTGTACCCAAATAATTTTACCACCTGCATCTCGTATGCTTTGTATTTCGTTAGGAAATCGGCAGTCACTAATTACTACATTATCTTTGCTCAGTCGGAGTTTATTTTCTAGGCTTGCGATCCAAATATCGTCGTGAAATGATTTACGGCAAACTTCTGTTCCCCAGTATTGTAGTACCCAACGAGGAGTTAGTGTAGGCATTGCTAGTCGTTCTGCCCACCACGGATCTACTTGTTCACGCCACTCACGAGCTTCTTTGGTACGACCTTCTAGCATGGTTCTGTCCCAGCCAAATACTGCTGCCACTGCATCTTTAAGTGTGTTGGCAAAACTTTCTCGTCTAAATTCGTGGAAATTAACAAGGTAATCAGCAAC